AAAAATAAAAATAAAGCAAATAGAGGATTTATAGAAGAAAAAGATGGGATAGTAAAAGTAATGAAAGAGAAATTGAATATAGAGAGAATGTATTATAATGAATCAGAATTAAAAAATATATTTGTAAGTGTAAATTTATTTTTGTTACAACCTTCGATTTTAATGTGTTTATTGGAATTAGCGGAAGATTTTAAGAAAGAAAATGATTCCTGTTTAATAGAAGAAGCTTTATTACCTGATTTTATAAATAAGATAATTAATAAAGATAAAATGGAACTACATCTAATTAAAAGCAAAGGGGAATGGAATGGAATAACATTTAAAACAGATTTAGCACAAATAAAAAAACAAATAAATATATAATGCATCAAGTTCAATTTGATATAATTAAAGAGAAAAAAGCAAAGAGTAAATTAGAAAAATTTCAAAATAAAACATTAGAAAATAAATTATGGACACCAATTATAATTCCAAAATGGCCAATAGAGAGAAATTATATGAAAATAAATCCTACTTTATATGATTTAAAAGAAATAAAAAAAGAAATATTTAATTTAAATGAAACTTGGATTAACAAAGATTTAATCACAAATAATTGGGAAAGTCTAACTTTAAAAAGTCAAAATGGAGAGGAACAATCTTTTCTTAAAAAAACCGATTTTACTAACTATATTTATACTGATATTATTGAAAAACTTCCTTCTATTAAAGAATTATTAGAAAAAATACCTACTGATATTTATTTAGTTAGATTATTAAAACTCAAAAAAAATGGAAAAATTAAATTTCATACTGACGAAGAAGTATTTAAAGAAAATAATAAAATTATAAGGGTTCATTTGCCAATCATTACGCATAAAGATGTAAAATTCCAAATAGGCTATCCATTACAAAAACCTGCTGAAGGTTTTAGTGTGTGGAATGCAGAAGTATTGTATGAAACACACCTAGAGGAAGGGTATTTTTGGTATACTAATGTAAATACTTTACATGCTGTAACAAATAATAGTCCTATTGATAGAATACATTTAGTATGTGATATGAAGCCATTTTTAAAAATTTAAGTTACTTAAAAAAAGGAACTGAAAAAAAAGCACTATTATAAGTTATATAAATAAATATAATTTAATAAAAATATATAATTATGTTTTCCTTAGAAAAAAGGAAATTACAACGCACACAATTTGTTAACTTTATAATAAAAATATTAAATAAAACAAATATTTCAAATAAAGTATGGGCTTTTATCATTAAAGCCTGGCATTTCACCTTTCCATGGTATTTATTTATTTTTGTCTTCATTCCAGGGAATTATTATTCATGTTTATATAATTACCTTTTTCTCATTTTTTTCTTATTATTATTTATTTATTTAAATGGATGTTTTATAAGCCATTTAGAATATAAATTATATAAAAAAAATGATGTAAATATTATTGATCCTTATTTAGCCTTATTTAATTTTCCTTTTAATAAACAAACTAGATTTTACGGAACCTTTGCTGTTGCGTTTGCCTATTTTTTAGTGGTAAGTATTGTCCTTTATTTTAGATTTTTTAAAAAAATTGAATAATATATTTGATATTTATTTTATTCTATAAATGTCAAATAAGTTTATAGCTACAACTCGTTTTAATAATGAAACATTTGAACAATATGTTACTTATAAAAATAGAACTAATACCCACCAATGTATTTATGGTTCCCCCCTTCGTATTAAAGAAAATATTCCTCTAGATGCATTCGTTTATGTTATTGAAATGAATAATTCCCAAAATAAAATACAAGGAATCGGATTGATTATAAATAAACATCATCCTGATAAATATTACCGAATTTATACTGACCAAGATTATAATCGTTATGTTTATAAAGGAAAAAAAAGACTAGATGTTTCTATTATTACTGACCCTTATTATAAAAAAGTTATTGAAGTATTAGAACAATTATTATTTAAAGGGGAGAGACATTGCAAACGAGCACAAGGTATAACTGAACTTCCTCATTGGATTTTAAAAAATAAATTTGAATTTGATTTTATAAAATGTTTCAACAATTTGTTTAATAAATATTTAAAATAAATTAAACATTAAATATATATTAAATGTCTAGTTCAAATTCCAATTCACTTGATTTAAATATTAATGATTATACTCAAGAAGATTTATTAGAATTATTTGATTTATCTAATCAAGATGATGTAAGTTATGATGATATTATTAATGCATCTAACCCTCTTATTAATCGATATACTTCGGAGGATAACTATGATTATGCTAATTTTTTTCAGCAGGCACAAAATAAATTATTAGAAGATTTAGATTACGAAAGCGATAATGATAGTTCTAATCTTCAAAATAATCAAAACTCACAAATCGGAAATTTATGGTCTAATGAATATCCTTCTCAACAACAAACTGACCCTAATCAAGCTAATAAAGTAACCGACAGAACTCAACAAGTTAGCATTTACAATCAAAATGATAATTATGTTATGAATAAAAATCAACTCGGAGTTAGCAATACTTATCAAGTCCCAGTTGCTCAGGGACAATTAAATCCCAATTTAAAAAATACTAATACGCGGCTTATCAATATAGATAGCCAATATAGAGAAAATATAATACCATTTGATCCTAATCCTGATGGCCCTTCTTCACCAACTAATTTTACTTTAGATTTAACTGATATATTAAACAATACTATTAGTATTGAAGTAACAGCCTTTCAAATCCCTTATACTTGGTATTTAATAGATGCCAGTTATCAAGCTAATAATTGTTTTTTTGTAGATAATTCTATGATTTCTATTCCCAGTGGTAATTATTCCAATTCTGAAATTATTGATACTATATCAGGTGAATTATTATCATCAGGTATTTCTATTACTTTTAATACCAATACAGGTAAAACAACATTAACTAATAACACTGCAAGTCCTAAAACTATTACTTTTTATGATCCTTCTGGAATTTTAACTTGTGATTCTACATGTGCAATTACATCCAAATTTAATAATAATTTGGGTTGGATATTAGGATTCAGAGGAAATATTAATTTTCCTGCATCTGATGCAGCCACCAATCCTATGTATGGGCAATTAGTATATACTATATCTAGCGGAGGGAGTATTACATCCGAAGCTTTATTAGACACATTCGGACCCAAATATTTTTTACTTATTTTAGATGATTATAATCAAAATCATTTAAATAAAGGTTTAGTTGGCATTACCCCTACTCAAAAATATGCTGAGATTCCATCCTATTGGAATACTAATTTACAAAGAGCTGACGACTGTGTTACTCCCACATTTAATCATACAAAAAAACCTAGTTATGTTCAAAATGCCCCCAGAAAATTAACGCAAGCTCAATTGTATACTCTCAATCAAACCTCTCAAGCCCGTGTCTCTACAAACAGGAATATGTTAACCTCTCCTACAACTACAGATGTATTAGCGTTAATTCCATTGAGATTAGCCAATAATTTGTCCCCTGGACAACAAATTATTGATGATTTTAATTTAGATGAAGCTAAAAGAGTATATTTTGGACCAGTGGATATTGAAAGAATGAGAGTTCGGCTAGTGAATGATAAGGGTTACACAGTTAATTTAAATGGTAATGATTGGAGTTTTACATTAACGGCAACTACTTTATATCAATATTAATACTGTATAAGTATTTTTTTATCTTCAATTAACATTTGGATTTGCATATCCAGGCACATACCCATTCCAAATTACGCCATTACTTACATCTTTTAACCAGTTTTTGTCACATTTCAAGGATAAATGCGCAGCAGGATAAATAACTGGACTAATAATCCCATTTTGAATTTGTAGATACCTATCAGCAAATTTTTGATAAAAAGCAGTCTGATATGTTACATGTTGTAAATAGGCTAATTCATCATACAAGGTACATCCTTCAACATTAGAAGCATTTCTGCTATTAGGGTAAAATAGTTGCGAAGAAAAATCAATATACATCCCTCCGGCTTGATTATTTGATGCGTCTGGATAAGGAGGATACTTGTAAGGCGCTTGCATATCTGGTGGATAATATACTCTATTCACTCCGGTAGTTATATTATTGGTTAAACCAAGTAATCCACTTAAATCAGTAACAAAGATGTTTCCTTCCCATAAATTTCCTGCATCTGATATTCCCCAGGCTAATGGATCCGCCAAATATTTACCCATTGTTACATCATACAACGATTCATAATTTTTAGCTCCTATTAATTTTTGCCCTGTTTGCGTTGTATAAATATCACCTACATATGTGCCTTCTTGTTTATATAAATATTTCTTTCCACTAGAATCGAGCCTTGTTGGTCCTTTTATTAATTTTCCCCCATTTTCAGCCACATTTACAGCTCCTTTAAATATTGTTTTTTGGCGTGTATATCTTGTATTTTCACCACTAGTTAAATTTTGATTTGCTTTTCTAAACACATTGACAGGCATATATAATTAAAAAATATTTTATTTATACATATTTTATTTATTATTCATATTGTTTAATTTTTATTTGTAACCTTTTTTTTATTTTCTTTTTTAATAATCTCAATTCAGGATAATCTTCTGTTTCTACTATTTTAAATTTTTTACTTATACTCTCTTTACATGTAGTACATACAGAATATATCTGATTATTTTTATAAGGAAAATTTATACTACAATCATCATGCAAACATATTATATCTCCACAATGTTGACATACATTTTGGGCTGTATTGGAATGACATTCACTACATTTATCCCATCCTGTAATTTGCCAAAATTGATATTGTAAATCTGAATTACATTCCATTTTCACTTGATTTATTTGTAATACTTATTTATCTATTAAAAATAAATCAATTTTATTTATTATACCATTTTATATCTTTCCTTTTTTTTACAGTATATTTAGGTCCGTTCCATTCTTTATTCTTTCCTGATTAATATCTAAATATCTATTTATTTGATTAATTATTTTTAATATTTATATATTTTATATTATGTCTTATACTGCTATACCTGACGCTTCATTTCAACAGCTAGTTAATTTATGGATTTCCTTTCCTGAGAATATTTTTTTTATACCTCATCCTGGTCAACCTGCAATTCCTTTTTATGGACAAATTCAATATTGGGACACACAATTAGTAACTGATATGTCATATGCCTTTAATGGTCAACAATCCTTTAATATAGATATTGAATTATGGAATACATCCAATGTTACCAATATGGAAGGTATGTTCCAAAATGCTACTGCGTTCAACAAATCTATTAATACAAATAGAGTTACCTATCATCCTTACTTACCAACTCCTTATACAGCTTGGGATGTAAGTAGTGTTAAAAATATGGCTGAAATGTTCATGAACGCCTTTGATTTCAACCAACCTTTAAATAGTTGGCATGTAGGCAATGTAAATTTTATGGAAAATATGTTTGCTGGTGCCCGAAACTTCAATCAAAATATTGAAAGTTGGGATGTAGGCAATGTAAATCAAATCAATGGTATGTTCGTATCCGCCACCTCCTTCAACAAACCTTTAAATAGTTGGGATGTAAGCAATGTGACTAATATGGAGGGTATGTTCAATGACGCCACTTCCTTCAACCAAAATTTAAATAGTTGGAATGTAGGCAATGTAACAGCGATGGATAATATGTTCAATAAGGCCACCTCCTTCAACAAACCTTTAAATAATTGGAATGTAGGCAATGTGACTACTATGAATGCTATGTTCCAGCAAGCTTCAAACTTCAACCAACCTTTATTTCATTGGGATGTGTCCAATGTGACTGATATGGGAAGTATGTTCTATTCAGCAACTAAATTTGACCAGTATATTAGATCTTGGGATGTATCTTCTTATGCTATTTTAACTGATATGTTATTAGGATGTCCATTAGCAACAGATACTTCCACATGGAATACAAAAAATAACTCAGATGGAAAAGGACCAAACAATATTCCAGGACCTACTCCAACCGCGACAGGATATTTCAACCAAACATTTGTAATTCCTTATGCACCCTATACTTCCTATGATTATAATCAATATCCAATTGAGATTATTATGACAACTAAACCTGGTTCTCCAACTGGACCTGGACTTTACACTTTAAATTCTGTCACTCCTTCTGATGTTCCTACTTCAGTTACTATAGATGAAACTACAGGAACACTAACAATTTCTACAGCAGATATACCATTTTGTCGTAAAAGTAAAAATCCATCATATACTATGAATATAACTTATGTTGAACTATATACTTTTACTGAAAAAGTTATAGTTAAAATATACAATATTCCTAAGGAACCGAATGATTTCCCATTTCCTCTTGAACAAAAAAATAAATCTTTACATGGTGTCAATCAAAAATTAGATCCCGGAACAGCACGACCTAATTATTTTATCACCAGATCACAATTTAATCCTGCAAGATTTAGATCCAAACAGTCCAATTTAAGTAATCCAACTTTATGTTTTTTATAAATTAATAATAAAATTGAAATTAATTATTAAATAATAAATATTATTAATAATTAATAAAAGATGTCCAGTCATATTGAAAGATTAATGGTGAGAAGTCATGATGAAAGAGAAAACGGTTGGTGCAAAACCACCAATGCTTTTGATCCAAAAAACCAAAAAATATATAGGAGTATTAAAATTGGAAATGTTATGAATTGTAATGGAGAAATAATAAGAGACCATACTACCTATGGACAAATTAAATCTATATTAGATAAATATAATATTGAGGCAGATGAATTAAAGCAAATTGAAGAAAAAATGGAACATGCGGTTGAATTAAAATTAGAAGAGAATAAATATAAGAACTTAATTAGTAGTATTAAATCAAATTAATTATAAAAAAAAATTTAAATAATACAATATTTTTTTATTTAAATATAAAATTGATTTTTAAAAGTATCTAAAATGAAAGATATAATACAATCATAATGAGAATCGAAATTCAAGATACCGATAAATGCGAAACTTTCATTAGTGTATTCAAGCATTTAAAAAATTTTACTGATAAAGTTTGTATCTTCATCGATGAGGATAAAATGTATTTACAAGGAATGGATGACTCCCATGTATGTGTGTATGAGTTGTTTTTGCAAGGATCGTGGTTTGATGTATGGGATCCGGAATTTAATAATACTTTAGAACATAGATTTGGTATTCATTTACCTATATTTAATAAAATGTTAAATATTTGGAGTAATTTTCATACTATTAAATTAGAATCACAGGAAGGGGATAACTTAGATATCCATCTTACAAGTAAATTGGAAAAAGGATCCTTTAATTATATATTTGCCTTACCCTTGATGGATATAGAAGTTGATTGTTTAACTATTCCTGAAACGGAATATGAAGTTGACATAATTATGAAATCTTCACAATTCAAGTCTACATTGGATTCATTGAGTCAATTCAGTGATACACTGGATATTTGTTGTGATGATAAGAAGTTGTTATTAAAAAGTAATTCTACAGAAGGTTCAATGAAAGTAGATATAGATATGGAAAATATAGAACTATTAGCGGTAGTTGAAGGAGAAACAGTAGAGTCTAGTTTTGCGATAAAATATATTACACATATGTGTCAGTTTCATAAGCTAAGTAATAATGTAGAAATTCATATGAGTCCTGAATTGCCGATACAATTGATATACAATATTGGAAATGACGAAAAAAATAAAATGAGATTTTACTTAGCTCCAAAAATTAGCGATGATTAATTTAACTGAAAAAAAGGAACTGAGAAAAAGGCACTACAATTAAATAAAAAATTGAAGTTATTTTTTTTTGTAACGGTTAGGGTATTAACTACGGTCATGTCAAGTCAACTTGAAAATCAACAATCTATTGAAATGAAGAATGAGAATATTGCGGAAGAAACAGGTCAGGAAACTTCACATCCAGATATTTCACCAGAGGTGCAAGAGGTTTTGGATGCCATTGATCATGTGCCAATTGAATATTTGTCCTTAATTAAGGAATTCAATTGGAAACAAATTAAAGAAATGATGGAGGTATTATTTAGTTGTTCCTGTTGTGAACGGCATCAAAAAAATAAGCCACATATTTCCGATTTAGAAAATGGACATAGAGCAGATTATCCTCCATCTAATAGAAAATTCAGTGAAGATGATTGTCAATGTGTATGTAGACAGGAGGCAAGAGAATTTTGTAGAATTATCAATGATCCAGATTACTTTGATTTGTATTACGGTCGTGTGGCTAGATATTCGTCTCCAGTAAATACGAATGATATGTGTATTATATGTAAGAAAACCCCTGTTATTAAAAAATATTATTATAAATATTGTAGTTTAGATTGTGTTCATAACGATCAAAGTGATTATGGGGAATCATCAGAGGAAGAATCAGATACAGAAGAAGAAACAAATTATTGTATGGAATGTGGCGAAGATATGGGTCCTCAAAATCCAAGACAGTTATGTGGGAAAACATATTGTAGAACTTTTACAGAAAGAGATGATAATGGCTCTATTTCTTAATTTAACTGGGAATAAGTTCCATCAATATAATAAACATTTTTAAATCCAAGAGCTTTTAATCGTTCTGCACCTGATCTAGCTCGTTGACCTGTATTACAATAGGTTACAATTCCCGCATTTTTTTTTAGAGTGCTTGTATTTTTGGCATTAATTTCTTGAATGGGAATATGTTTTGCTCCTTTGTAATGTCCCACATCCCATTCTAATTTAGTGCGCACATCAATAACATATTTGATTTCTCCATTTTTGATTTTTTTCTTTGCTTCTTTGGCTGTAATTAAGTCTACTCCAGAAACAGAATAATATCGGGCGGCCGCATAAATTCCATATCCAATACTAGTAATGGAAGCCCAAAAGTAGTAAGTTGAGGGATTAATGTTAAGCATTATATATTAATTATTTAAAAAAATTGAATTAATACTAAATATAGATTGGGTATAAAAATAATGAGATCTATATTTGCAAAATTACCGGATGAATTAATAAATATCATATTAGAAGACCATGGAGGAATTCTACATAGAGAGAAAATGATAGTATTAAAAAAAGAACTGGAAAGAGAGGGAATTATTAAATTAATGAAAAGATATACAAGTTTTAATTTTAAAGATGAATGGGGATATAATGAAGCAGAGAGAATAATTAATTATTTCCAGAATTGTCAATGTTGTAAGAGGCATCAAAATAATAAACCCAATATTAAAGAATTAAAAGAAGGGTTTGTGCCTGAATACCCAACCACATTACCTAAATCCCATTTATGTGCTTGTCCATGTAGACATTTTTGTAGAGAAATTTGTAGAGAAATAAATGATGAACAATTTGAATATGATCCTGCAATCCAAGAAATAGAACCTTGGGAACAAGAATACCTAGAAGGATATTACCATTGGCTAGGAATGGAATTTCATATTTGACCAATTACATAAATAATATTATAGTAAAAATATTTAAATACATATTGAGTATATTTTTTAATGGAAAACAAGATTATTTATCAGTGTAAAAAATGCGAAAAGAAATATAAGACTAAAATCTCATTAGAAAAGCATGAAAAAAAATGTGAGGTTAAAAAACCCGAAAATAATACTGAGCAACCACCTAAAAAAGAGAATAATTATGATGTAAATATGACCTTTTTAGAGGGAAATAAGGTGGCTGTTGAAGTAAAGAAACAAAGTGATAATGAAGAGGAAGATGGAGAGCAAGTATTAAAAGAAATTTTAAAGCCTAAGGTATCTCCTTCTTATCAGCAGGAGATTGATAAACTTCAAGATTTAATTGAAATGTTTAAAACATTGCCTATTCCTGAAAAACAAGAAAGCAAGGATTTAACAATTAATCAACTAAAAAATATTATTGCTATTTTGATGACTCAAAGTCAAAATCTCATTAAAGAAATGAAACAAATGTCTAGAAGAAATAGTTATTTTAAGAATAATATTATGTTGGCTT